ATTGAGCTGTTGACATGCGGAGCGCCGTGAAAGCCGGATGCGAAGCGCGTCACGTCGCAAAGATTGCCGGTCAGGGAATACCGCTCGAAAATCTCGTGAACATATCCGGCATGCTCATCCGGCACAAGCCGCTTGTCTACGATTTTGTATCCATACGGTTGACAGCCGGAAAGCACCTCCCCATTCTGCGCCTTATGTTCAAAAATCGCCCTGACACGTTCGCCGGTATTTGCGGCCTCGAACTCCGCGATACTCATCATCTGGTGGATGATAAGTTTTCCCTGCGGCGTGGAGACGTCATAGACCGGCTCCCAGATCGCGAACCACGGGACGCCGTGTTTGTCGAGAATTTCCTGTGTTCGCGTGTAGTGACGGACAGAGCGAAACCACCTGTCAAGTTTCGTGAAAAGTATGATGTCTATATGCCCGGCGCGCACATCGTCGAGCAATGCCTGTAATTCGTCGCGCTGGCTGTATTTCGTTCCACTTATGCCGTCATCCACATACTCCCGATAAATCCGCATGTGGTGGCTTGCGGCGTACTCTCGCAGGGCTTTGCGCTGTGCGGGGATAGAGTCGCCTTCTTTCGCCTGACGGTCGGAAGAGACGCGCAGGTATAATGCGGCTGTTTTCATGCGCCCCTCCCTTCTCTGTGGGCTTCAAGCTCGATGCTGTTTACATCGGACTTCTCGAAGTCGTGATTGGTTATATGGTAAAGCGCGTGCCTGTATGCATCGCGCCTTCCTTCTGGTGATAGTTTGTCGTCAATGTAAATTGTATATCCGGTAGCACAGGGCGTCACCATTTCATTGATTCCGTCCGGCAGGTCTACCATGTAAACAAAGACATCATCCGTCATTATTCGTATCTTTCATCCGCTTTAACATTTCTGCGGCAAGTCTCAGGTTGTCAGCTTTGTTTCCACTGGCGGCGTCGAAGAGGGCGTGCAGGTTTGGGTCGTCATAGATGGATTGGGCGATGACCTCTGTTTCTCTTTTAAGGTGATAATGCTGTTCGTTGTGTGGTTCCATGAGGTCGGAGCGATTACACCGGAGATATTCACAAAGCCTATCAAGTGTGGACATTTTGGGCGCACGCTTTCCATTCATCCATCCGGAAATTGTAGTTTTTGGAATCTGCAAATCTCTGGACATCTGCGCCTGTGATACGTCCTGTTCCGCCATAACGCGCCTTAAATTTCTTCCAAAAATCTTATTGAAATCTGTACTGCTAATCATGGCAAGCCTCCTTCCTCCAATAAAAATATTAGCACAAAATATTAAATAAGTACACAATTCCGGTTGACAGTACGAGATATGCGTACTATAATTGGCTTCAGTTGCTGATGAAATTTGTTTGAAAGGAGGTGACAGATTGGCGAAAATTACACTAAAAGCCGCAAGAGTAAACGCCGGGCTAAATCAGGACGAACTTGCTGAAAAGCTTGGTGTTTCAAGAAAAATGGTGACTGACTGGGAACTTGGTAAAGCAGAAATGCGGCCTGCGTATTTATACGCAATTTGCTATATTACCGGATTCCGCGCCGACGATATTCTTTTACCGTCGGTGTACGCAAATGTCGAACAGAGGGCGTAAAATGAGTATCTTTATTAACAAGGAACTCCGCGACCTGATTCCGCCGCTGTCAGAAGAAGAGTTTGAACAGCTTGAAAAGAATGTTGTTGCGGAAGGCATTCGCGATCCGCTCGTAGTCTGGAGACAGCCGGACGGCCACGACATGCTGATTGACGGACACAATCGCTTTTTCATATCTGCACATCATGCAGGTATCCCATTTAAAACCGTGAATATGGATTTTGCGGACATGGATGAAGCAAAGCGGTGGATTATCCTTAATCAGTTCGGTCGCCGGAATCTATCAGCTTATGACCGCAGTGTATTAGCTCTGAAACTGAAACCGATAATTGCAGAGAAGGCAAAAGAGAGCCAGGGAACAAGAACAGACATCTGTCAGAAATCTGACAAAAGTATCGACACAAAAAAGGAACTCGCAAAAGTCGCTGGAGTATCCCACGACACAATCCACAAGGTCGAAACCATCCAGAATAGTGGCGACAAGGAACTGATCCGGCAGGTCAGGGACGGAGAAACCACCATCAATCGCGCCTACATGACTGTGAAGGGCATCGAACCGCACGACAAGAGCATGCGGCAGATGAAGCAGGAACAGCTTAAGCAAGCAAAGCAAGAGCATGCGGATTTTCAACAGCAGAAGGTGGTCGATTTTTCCGACATCGCAAAAGACAAGGAAAACCGCAAAAGAATTGCAAAGAATCTGTATTCCGAATTGCTCGGTCTTGGAAAGCGGATTGAAGAAGTTTCGATACGGAACAAGGAAAAGGACATCGACATCAAAGGTATGTCGGCAATGCTAACACACGAAGAACGCAAACTGCTTCTGGACATGATAGGCATCTGGAGGACTCAACTCACACAGATAGCACAGGAGGTGACCGGAAATTAACAAAGAGCAGAACATCACCGATATTGCTCGTGGAGTATTCGAGCAAATCAGGGAAGAAATGAGGCTTGGAAACAAGCACGTTATCAGAACGGATACGATGAAAACCAGGATTCTGTTGCACAGCGAGATAAACGCAGGTGATGCGAATACGCGATATCTTGCCGAACTTGGCATACAGCAGGTTGTTCAATCTGTATTGAACAGTAACGGATTTTATTCTGTCGCAAACGGTTTTTTCGTATCGCTTAACGAATGCAAGAATCTCGTCAGGCTAAAAATCATGCTGAAGAACGCAAGCAGAAGAGAAGAGTCCGCCGAATGGACAAAGGACAAAATGGAGTCAATCACGTTTAAACAGTTGAAGATGGAAGGCATCGAACTCGAACTTGTGGAAGAGCCTGCATTCGATGATTTGATTGCTGACCTCGAAGCAGATGCAGTATGACCATCACCAACACTATCTTAACCATCCTCTCCGCGCGTTACGGAGTGGATATTTCAGGAGGACAGAATGAGCAACAGAGCACTGGATGCATTAAACGGCATCGACGAGACGCTGACCATCAACAACGTCCGCAAGACCATGGCGGATATGACGGACATGCTCGATGTCGTCGAGAATACCGCGGACGAGGCTTTTGAGAATCTAATGTTCATGCCGACCGCGCTTCGGGTCATTAGACATTTTATCGCCCTGATTCAGGATGAGCACGAGGACATGAGCGGCGTGTTTACGAGGATTGCGTATCACGTCAATCTGGGCTTGTCAGCTCCCGAAACGGTCGAGGCCGACGAGGCGGAGGCGGATGATGGGATTTGAGAAGAAAATCCGGCGGCTGTCGGAAGAGGAAAAAGGGAGGATTTTGAGCAGGTGAAAAGAAAAATCCGCGCAATCGTGAAGAAACCGGGCGAACCGATCGGGCACAAGATCACGCTCGATAATAATTTGCGAGCGTTTCAGGAAGTTGTCGGCGGACCGATCGAGACGGTGACGTTTCTGCAGGGCGTGACGGTCATCTGCAACGAGGAAGGCAGAATCCGAGACCTTCCGGAGAATTTCAGGATGATGGGTGAAACCATCCACGGCGCAGTCGCAGTGGTTGGCGTGTACGGCGAGGACTTCACGAATTGCCCGCTGAATATGGAGACTTGGAAATTGATTTTACAGACATGGGGGAACGAGACATGAAAAAGAAAATGATACTGATGTTGATTCTGGCCCTGCTCATCTGCACGCTTCCGGTCATGGCAAAAGTTCCGCGGAATGGCAAGCACATCGATCGGGAGGGGAACGTCTTTATTATGCGGCACGGCAAGCCGCGCACAGGGTGGTTCCGGTATCACGGCAAGTGGTATTACGGGCATCGTACCAATTCCAGGCTGTACCCGAAAGGATCCTGCACGGCGGGCGAATTCCGATTCAGAGGCCGCAAGCTGTACTACTTCAATAACAATGGAACGAAGCTGACCCGTTCAACCGAATTTATCGCCCTGAACCGCCACGGCACTTCCGTCAAGTACATCCGAAGCGGACGAATGACACGGTACAACGTGAAGCGGCGGCGGTATCAATGGCTCAATCCCAACACGCACAAGTGGCAGGATTTGGGTATGCAGTGCCTTCCTTACGGGAGTCTGGACGAACAGCCATGAAGTGTGAATGTGGAAAAATCATCAGCAGGTACATGAAAGGTAAGTGCATGGCCTGCAGATATAAAGAGAAACTGGGGGGGGGTATGGTGAAAAAGCAGATGCCTGTGCGATTGAAAATTCCGATTGACAAGCTGCCAAAGCCACCACTTCCGCGCACAAGGTCGGTACGGATCGGCGAGGTGGTCAGCGACAAAGATACCTGGAAGTACATCCGCCAGATGGGGCCGACAGAATCGCAGGTCAGGAGCGCCAGAAGAGGGCGGGAGATAAGCACAAAGGCCCGCAGGATTAATCAGTGGACTCCGGAGAAAGACGAGGAACTGCTCAGGTTAAGAGCCGCCGGCAAAAGCTACGCCGAGATTGTGGAGATCACAGGACGCACGCTTTCCGCCGTTGAGCACAGGCTGGGATTGCTGAAGAAGCAAGGCCGGTATTCCGCCGACTGGAAGAGGAATGGAGGCAAAAGTTGATCGCATGGGACTGTGCAAGAAATGCATCAAACGGCGGCGGTGCATCGAAAGAGACCGCTGGCGATGCAGGGAGTACCAAAACGTCGAAGCCGTTAAGGCTGAGGTGCGATCCGTCACGGCTTCCGGAGCCGCCGCTGGAGAGGCCGAAGATAAAGAAATTGTCGGAGATGTCGAAAGAGGCCGTGATCGAGTTGAAGGACTTCTACTATGCGCAGAAGTTCAAGAGACGGACGCAGTGGATTAAGAACAACAAGAGGGACAGGAGGAATGGAAAGTGATTGGATTCGTACTTTTCATCGGAGCACTTTTAATGCTGTGCTTCGAACTGGCGAACTTGTACATGCAGACTATGACGCAGAGGGAGGTGATCGAGAGGATTCCGAAGCAGCAGAAAACTGCCGTAACGTCGAAAGAGTATTACAGGCATTTCGACTTGTCGGCTACGGATTTAAAAGCAAACACGGGAAGGAGGGCAAAACGCAGTGACAAATAAGGAATTCGAGGAAATCTGCCTGAAAGAGTTTCCGCTCATCGAGGGCATGGTGAAGACGGTAAAGGCGCTGAACGTCGGCTGTATCCGGTGCTGTGTCTACGAGGACGGAAGCATCAACTTTTGCATCGACGAAAGCGCAAGCAAGGCTTTCCACACAGCTTTTCACGGCGGCAACTGGAAGCCGGGAGAAATCTCGCCCATCCACTACGACGGAGAGGGCAATGCAAACTGGGCGCCGCACATCCATTACGATGCTCCAGCCACAGACGACGGCGTACTCGACGACATCCCCGAAACGGCAACAAAAAGCCGCCCGTGATGTTTGGCGACGGATACGGACGGCAAAAGATAAATCTTTAGGAGGATTATAACATGACATTGTACGAACTGACAAACGACTACGCAGAACTGCTTCTCATGGCTGAAGATCCCGACACTGACCCGCAGGCCTTTGCGGACACACTCGAGGGCATCGAGGGGGCGATCGAGGACAAAGCGGACGGATATGCAATGGTAATCCGTCAGATTATGGCAGACGTCGCCGGACTCAAGGTAGAGATTGACCGCCTGACCGCCCGCAAGAGGGCCGGAGAAAATGCGATTGAGCGCATGAAAGAGGCCCTGCAGTATTCCATGCAGGCGACCGGAAAGACCAAGTTCAAGACCGCGCTCTTCAGTTTTGGTATCCAAAAGAACCCGGAGGCCGCAGTAGTCGACGAAACCGACCTGTCGAAGATTCCGGAGCGCTTCCTTGTGCGGAAAGAGCCGACCGTTAACCGCAAGGCACTTAAGGATGCGATTAAGGCCGGGGACGAGGAAGCCGCTAAAATTGCGCATCTGGAGCAGGGCGAGAGCCTGCGGATCCGGTGAGAAGGGAGGTGAGAAGATGGCAATTTTATGCATGGTTTATGGACAGAGTGGGACCGGCAAGAGCACGAGCCTGCGGAACTTCGAGCGTGAGGATGTTTCCGTTATCAATGTTTCCGGCAAGCCGATGCCGTTTCGGAAGAAACTGCCGACCGCGAACACGGATGATTACAAGAAAATCGTTGCAGGCCTGCCAGCGATCCAGACGCCGAGCATCGTAATCGATGACGCGACCTATCTCATGGTCAATGCGTTCATGCGCAATGCAAAGGTGACTGGTTACCAGAAATATACCGACATGGCATTCGATTTCAACAATCTGATTGAAGCAGCACTGCGGCTTCCGGACGACAAAATCGTGTACTTCATCGGGCACAGCAATCAGACTGACGACGGCAGGGAGCAGTTTAAGACCATCGGGAAGATGCTCGACAACTACGTCACGCTCGAGGGAAAGTTCACCATCGTACTAAAGACAGTGGTCAAGGACGGACAGTATTATTTTTCCACCCAAAACAACGGGCAGGATACCGTCAAAAGTCCCATGGGGATGTTTGAAGAGGCGATGATCCCGAACGACCTGAAAGCGGTGGATGACGTGATACGTGAGTATTACGGAATGGAGGTGAAGGCCAGTGAAGCCGATACAGTGGAAAAAGGCCAAAAAGCCTAAAAAGCCGTATTGGATTATGCTCCACGGCAAGCCAGTCGGCAAGACGTGGGCAGTGTCTCCAGAAAAAGCGAGAACAAATTTCTGGTGGAAATATGTAAAAGAAGAAAACGAATACTCATTCAGGGAATATAACCCCGAAGATTTTGACGTAATAGAGGCATAAGGAGGAAATAATAATATGAAACGAATCGACATGACCAACGTCAAAGAAGCAGGCGACTTTTCCAGACCCGAACCTGGCGCATACATCTGCATCATCACCAAGGTCGAGGATATCCCGGCAAAGGAATATCTCAAGGTGTTCTACGACATCGCGCATGGCGAGTTCAAGGGCTACTACAGTGACATGCGTGAGAACCATCCGGATTGGATCTGGGCCGGGGCATATACCAAATCCTACAAGCCCACTGCACAGCCAATGTTCAAGAGGTTCTGCTCTGCTGTCTCCAAGAGTAACGGGGCTTACGTCTTCGATGCGGGCGTCGTCAATGCTGACGAGAATACGCTGGTCGGCAAGCTGATCGGCCTGGTATTCCAGGAAGAAGAGTACTATGGCAATGACGGCAGTAAGAAGACGCGCCTGATCGTCAGCAGGGAGTTTCCCGTCGACCAGATCGACAAGCAGAAGACGCCGAAAAAGAAAGAGCTTCCGGAGGATACGGCAAGTGTGACTGATGGTTTCGTCAACGCTGTCAACGGCCCTGCAGATCTCGAAGCACTGCCTTTTGAATGAGGTGACCAATGACAATTCTGGAAGACACTCGGCAAAAGCCGGGAAAGCATGACACAAAAGCGCAGGCGTTCCAGAATGCGGGAATCGACGTGTACAGGTGTAAGCTGCCGTTTGGCGACTATGCACCTGTACCGCCGATATCAATCGACACAAAGCGGAATATAGACGAGATAGCAGGGAACATTTGCGGGAAAGAGCATGCGCGGTTTATCCGCGAGTGTAAAGCCGCAAGAGACGCAGGGTGCAAGTTGATCATACTGGTAGAAAATGAAATCGGCATTGCATCGGTTGCAGACGTTCATCTTTGGCAGAATCCGAGGACGGTATACTCGCCAAACTGCGTGCAGGGCGCGAGGCTTCAGAAAGCTATGGAGACCATTTCTGCGCGCTACGGTGTCACGTTCCGCTTTTGCAGTCCGGAAGAATCAGGAAACATAATTGCGGAAATATTACAAGACTATGTCGAATAAATATTTAAGCGCGGCGTTGAAATACGCTGAAAAATACGGATGGGCTGTTTTCCCGATTGACCCGCAGACAAAGAAGCCGCTTACGCCGCATGGATGTAAGGACGCAAAAAAGACAAGGGGGCCAATAGCCAGCTGGTGGAAGAAGTGGCCTAATGCAGGAATAGGTGTTGCAACAGGATCCATTTCCGGAATCATCGTAGTTGACGAAGACATCGACCGCGACAAAGGGATAGATGGCTCGTATGAAATGCGAATCTGGGAGCGGGACAATGGAACATTGCCAGACACGGCGCAGGCCATATCAGGGCGCGGCGGCGTCCATCGATACTTCAAGTATTCGGGGACCGACATCAAAAACCGCGCGGGGGTCCTGGATGGGGTTGATGTTCGAGGTGAGGGTGGCTATATTATCGCGCCGCCTTCGCTCCACCCAAACGGGACAGAATACCAGTGGGAAGACGATCCGGACGAGGTTCCGCTCGCAGAGGTTGACGAAACAATTCGAAAATTTCTCAGCACCGGAACAGTAAAAAAAGAGCAGGGCGAAACGTTTGAGGTCCCATCAACTATTCCGATGGGAAAGCGAAACGAAACACTGTTCAAGCTGGCCTGCTCAATGCA